ACTTCTAATGGTTTGTGCAACCGCAATAGCCTTACCTAATTTAGAACCTTTACCAGCTAACTCAATTAATAAAGATGCTGTTCTGTTTGCTATATTTTCTTTTGCCTTTGCAACATCTTCATTTAATTTCTTTTCCTTATCTACTGTTTCTTTTTCTGTTTTTAATTTTTCATTTTTTATTTTTTCATCATAAAACTTTCTAATATTAGCTTTTTCTTCTTCGGTTGCTTTTAGTTTTTCTAACTCTTCTAATTCTCTACTTTTTTCAAGTTCTAATTTTTGTAATTGTGTTTCAGCTTCTTCATCTTCTCTACGTTTTTTAAATTCGTCTTGAATAGCTTTTATTTTCTCTAAACGTTCTGATTCGTTTTTAGCTTCTTTTTCTGCTTGCTCAATTCGTGCTTTTTCTTCTGCATCTAACTTGTCTTGTGCTATTTTTTTCTCCGCATCCGATAAGGCTTTAGCTTCTTTTTTTGTAGATTGTATTTTACTCTCTAATAATTTAGATAGATTTAATCTTTTAGTTTCTAAATCAATTACTTTAGCTTTTAACTGTGCCTCTTCTTCTAAATCTTCTTTTGTGCTATTCGCTAATGCGTTTTCAGATACTTTAGCCTGTAGTCTTAATTGAGCTGCGTATATTTCCTTTTTAGTAATATTCTCTTCTAAATTAGCTGCATCTTTTAAGAATTTTATTCTTTCTTGTGCGCTAAACTTATCTCTTTGCTCTGCTTTAAATCTTAGTTCTGCTATTTCTCTATTGGCTTTTGCTCTTGCTACTATTAAATTACGCTCTACTTTGTCCGCTTTTGCTCTTTTATCAGCTATTTTACCAGCTATTTCAGCATCTTTTTGAACTTCTTTAGTAAATTCTTTAAACGCTTTTGTCGCTTCTATTGTTTTATCTACTATATTTTCAACCCCTAATGCTACTTTTCCTACTGCATTTCCTGCTGTTTTTGCTGCTCCTGAAAAATCACCTTTAAATAATTGCTTTATAGCCTTAGCCATTTGAGGTATATACTCTAATAAACCTGTAAAACGATTAATTATTTGGTCTTTTAATAAGTTTCCAAAGTCTTTTAAAGCCTGTTTTGGATTCTCAAATACACCAATAATTTTCATCCCAATATTAGAAAGTACATCAGAAAGATTACCCATTACGCTACCAATAATACCAAGTATTTTAGCAAACTTGTTTTGCCCCTCTTCTGAACTTGTAAACGCTTCTTTTACTGCTAATATCCCAATAATTAAAGCACCAATCCCTGTTCCTATAATTGCAATTCTTAAAGATTTAAAACCATTAATAGCTGTTTTTAAACCTCCTTTTAAAGATTTAAAACTACTAACAGCACCTCCGCTCATTTTATCTAAAGAATTTGTTAATTCTCCTGTAGATTTATCAACGTCCTTAATATCTCCTTTTACTTGTTTTAAAGATTTATCTGCTTGCTCTTTATTTACTACAATATTTATTTCTTTTGTAACCATACTCTTTTAATCTTTTTTTTAGCATCTTTAAAAGACGTAATTAGTTCATTTTTCCCCTTTGAAATATCTACCTCTTTGGACACTCCATAAAAATCATTACTTTGTAAAAGTTCTATTATTTTTGGTATCATCTTCCTTTATGAGTTCTAGTTACACTTATATATTTATCATTTATATCTAAAGCTATATTAGTTTCAATATAAACCTCCATACCATTTGATAAAAAGTCACTTCCTACAGGCATATTTGCACTTAAACTTATTTCATCATCGTTACCAGAACCTTTTAATAAGGGAATTGTAACAGCTCTATAAACAACACTATTCACCACAAAAGTTAAATGTATATAGTTGTCGCTTCCTGTAGGAGTTACAACTGTACATCCAAAATCTATTGCTAAAACATCATTTAAATTAATTGGTGTTACTTTTCCATTTGAATTTAACAAAGTTAAACCGCCATTGCTTTCTGATGTTCCTGTAATCGTTATTAAATTATTAGTAGCTGTTAATGATTGTGTTGTTGCTTCAAATTTACTTTCCCAACCTGTTATGCTATATAATTCCGTAAAGTTATTATTAGTTTTTATTAATCCTGTTCTTAAAGGATCTCCTGAACCATCATTTGCTGTTGTTCCTACATTTATTATTTCTTGTGCCATATTAGTATATTGTTTGATCTGATGTAATTAAATCACTATCACCTGTTATTATTGTGTTATCTCCTGTTAAATATTTTATAGGTGTTACATTTACAACTCTATCATTAATTAACTTAAAATCTACATCATTATTTGTTGTATTAACGCTAAAACTCTCAATCCTATAATAATCTTCTTTAATTTGTATTACGTCATTTAATTTTAATTGTAAAATAAAAATTGTAGGTAAATCTTTTGCCTTAAAATTATACTCTCTTTTTCTTTCTGAAAAAACACTTTCAATAAAATCTTTATGATAGTTACTATACAATGTTTTTTCTATTAAAACTCCATTGAATGTATTAAATTCATTACCAAATGTTGTAGAATATAACTGACTAGATAAATCTAATACGTGAACAGGGATATTTGCGCTTAATAAATTAGTTGCGCTACCATCTGAATTTATATACTTGCAAGATGTTATTTTATTTTCTATGTAGTGTATATGTGGTTTTATCTCTACTTTTTTTAACTCTTTATCTAAAATTAAACCGTATTGAATATTAGTATCAAAAGTTGAATCGTTAATGTCTATTATTTTCTCATATAATATTTGCTCAAAAGGCAGTTTAAAGTCTAACGTACCTCCTTCTATTAAATTACCGTTTTCATCTTTTACATCAAATTTTAAATCTCCATAACCTAAATTATTTTGCTCTTTAAACTCATTATTCAATATTGTTTTAGGATCTGAAAATTGATAATTAATTCTGTTTAATAATTTACCTGTAGCGATTGGGTAATTAGAATCATCTATATAATCTGTAATGTCGTATAACTTACCATTGCTATAATAGTTGGAAAGATTATCTACAAATATATCTCCATCATCTTCTACATAAGCTATTAATTTAGATATTTTAAACAAACCACTTAAATAATCTATTATTTTAATATTCGGTAGTTTTTGACTTACATCAAAAGTAGATGAAGTAACACTTGGTCCACTTGTATATTCGTACTCATTCAAAGTAAATCTTTGACCTCTTATAATTGTTGAGTTATAATTTATAATTTCAGAAGTTTCAATAAAAAAAGTAACCTCATTAAAATCTACATTTATTTCAGATTGAAATACTGTTATAGAAGCACTATTTGTTAATTTCTCTTTTTTAGATATTATAATGCCGTTATTTTTTATGTACATTGAATATTCCTTACCTACACTTCCAGAATCAATATTTACAGTTAAAGATATATCAAATGTTTCTCTTTGTTCTGGAGTTCCTAATCCAGTCGCTAATAAAACGTTACCACTTTTAGTAGGGTCAGGATCCCCTATTTGATTTGTTAATGCTATAATATTAGATGTAGAAGTATCTTTTTCATTAGATAAGCATAAAAATTGATTGCTAAAATCATAAGCACCTAAAAAATCTCTACTAAAAGTTAAGTTATATTTAGACTCAATAGCTTCAATTATTTTTAATTGCCTAATACTTGCGTTTAAATCCCTTGCATCTATACCTGTGTTATTATTGTTACCATCGTAATAAATGTTTGTTTGTGTTTCATTATCTATTGTAGTATTTGAGCTGTCAAATAACAATCTACGGTTAGACAATAAAGAGAAACAAACATCGCTTACGCTTTGTAATTTATTTTTTACATTAGCACTACTGTAAGTAAAATTTAAAGATGATAAATCTAAACTTGTAAGTAAATCATTACCTACCAAATCTTTAAGCTCAACTAAATTACCGAAGTAGTCTAAACTATAAGTATATGGCTTACCATTTTTTACATTAACTTTATTAAGTTTTATTTTACCTACTTTAAAATTAACTCCACTTAACTCTATAACTGCTGGTACTTTTTTACGAGCATCAAAACCGTTTAATAAATTAGGATTGTACCAATGCTTAAAAATATCATTATTTACATCGGTTGCTGGAACAGTAAAAGTGTTTGATGTATCTGTAAAAACTTTTGTTATATCAGAAATTTTAGTAATATTTGAATTTATTACTATATTTTCATCTTCAAATAAATCTAACCTATCAGTACCTATGTAAATAGCTGTTATCATATATTGTTAATCTTATTAAAAGAGTATTTAAAATCAATTTTATAATTAATTAATCTATCTTTTTGACGTGTTTTATACTCTACTGTTTCAGTACCTAAATTAACAGGAATGTAAACATTATCTTTTAAGTTCCAAACTTTACCACTTAGTAATAATTGCGTAAATAATTCGTTATTATCTTCTTTTACAAATCCACTATTTATTGAAAAACTTTCACGTCCGTTAATATTGTAATTTTTAAATTGATGAACACCATTCAAAGGTTGACCGCTTGAATTTTCATATACCTCTTTTTTTATTTGTAGCTTATCAGCCTTTTCTTTGAATAGAGTAATACTTTGGTGTGTACCCTCTTTATTTAAAAATACAAAATCTAAAGGTTCGTATCTTTGTTCGTCTGTTATTAATAAAGTCGTGATTAAATTATCATTTAAACTAATTTCAATGTAATCAGTTGTAAATTCTGATACATTAATGAAACAACTTTGTACTAATTCACTTGAATTTGTTGTAGCTGTTTTACTAAATACAGTATCGTTTAATTTTATAGTAGTAGTTTCACTTTCGCTAGCTAAAAAATTAAATATATAAACACCATTTTTATAAACCTTTTGCTCACTTGTAGTGGCTAAATATCCGTTAATTGGTGTAGTTGGGTTAACACCTTCTAAACCATATCCATAACCTTTTACTGCTGAATCTATTTCAATAAATTCGGGACTTTGTGCTACACCTCCAATATAATAAATAACCTCAGTTTTTACCCATACTAAGGCATTTGCATCTTGTATTGATGTTGTTGTGTTGGTTACTAAATTAGGATTAATAGAACCGCTTAAATATTTAGATATATCAACCTCACTATTACCAGTTCTACCTAATGGGTTAATATTTTCAATCTCGTAAATAGGTGATGCTGGTACACTTGCCTTTAAACCATTCCATATATATATATTTAAAATATACTTATCTGGTACAGTTCCACTACTTGGAGAAAGCCAAGGAATAGTTTTATAGTGTGGACTTTTTGTTTTTATCATTTTTTTTTATTATCTTTACTTTTTAATCTTAAAGTTTAATTGGGGGTTGAATTTTTATAATTGATTGATTTATTTTCCTCACTATTAATTTAGTGAGGATTTTTTATATAATTACATCACTTAAAAATTTATCAATCTCTAATCCATATCCCTCTATCAATTCATCTGGCAAACTTTTAAAAGCACTTTCAAAAGGCTTTGTTATAAATTCTGTTGGTTTTAAACCATGTTGAAAAATAGATCTTCTTATTAAGAAATTTACTGTATCTCTTTTTATAAACTGCCCTTTTGCATTTCGCCCTTGAATACCTCTTGCGTACATCCAAGTATTTATTCTCTTTTTCCATTCGCCACCTTTTCCTTTAAAATTTCCACTTCCAAATCTAAAACCAGCTAAACTCTTTTGTATTTTTTTTTGTTTGCCTTTAAAACTACTATCATTATTTCCTGTTACCCCTTTATCAACGAACTTTCCATAATCTAGCATTGATATACTTAACTCAAAGCTGTTTTTATTTTCTTTAAAGTCATATTTAATAGAATCGTATAACTCCTTAGAAGCGTTTTTATCTTTTTTAGTTAACGCTGTTCTACTTTCTTTTACAACTCTTTTACCAAATTTGTTTAAGATATTGGATACTGACATAAATTAATTTCATTATTTGGTAGTTCTAAAGTTAATGCTTGACTATATCCGTCTAAATCTTTAACATAATCTAAAGACACTTTTTGAGCACTTGAAATACTACTAACTGTTATTTTTCTACTTTCAAACTCTGAAATTATACGAGTTACCAATCTTATTAGTATTGCTGATGTTTCGTTAAAATTATCAACCTCGTTATTATTTTTGTAATAACTATCTGTATTAATTTTTTTGTTTGTATCTCTTTTATTCAAAGCTGTCAACTCTATATCCCAATTAACTACTTGCCCATTATCTGAAATATTAAAATTTCCTACAAACAAGTGGACCAAAGGGAATATAGTAATTTTATCAAACGCAATCTCTTCTGCAAATCCTTGCGTTATTTTATTTACTAAAGGGTCAGAATCTGCTAAACTCCTTATAAATTCTGTTATTTGTGTGTAGTGGTTTAATGCCATTATTTTTTAGGTTTACTTAACTCCGCTTTTAATTTGTTTGTATCATTCTTAATTGATAAATGAACGTGTATTTTATGTATATCTTCTTTTAATAATTCTTGTAATTTAAAATAGTCCTCATTTGCTAATTCATATAAACTCGCATAAAATCCCCATTGTTCAAAATAGTTTAACGCTAATTTACCTTCAGTTGTTCCTCCACCATACACGCTTGGATATGATTCTCTAATTGTTCTGATAAAGTCAAAAAAAAACTTAAACATCCATTTACGATTGAGATAGGTAATTTCTGGATGTATTTTAAATGTCCTGATGTACCTTTGTATATTTCTATTTGATAGTTTCCTAACTTATCTTTGTTTGTTATTGGTCTGTAAAGAACCGCTATTAATCTATCTAATTGATGGTTGTATCCATTTTCTTCTTTTTTACTGTATATTATTAAGTCAGAATACTCACCTCCTGTAATCTTATCGAAATTAGGTATCAAACCGAATTCTACACCATTTATAAAAAATGTTTGTTTAAATTCTCCTTCTGATTCTAAAGCTTTTGTGATTTGATTAACAATATCGTTAATGTCTTTTTGAGGAACTTTAGAATAATATTCTAAATCTAAACCAGTAAACAAACAAAATACCTGTGCTTCATAATCTTTTGATTCAGCATCTAACTGCATGTATTTTTGATACTGCTCTAATGTAATATCTTCTAAACTTTCTGGAATACTAATCTTCATACTATTATAACAAAAAAAAATTATCTTATTTCTACTCTATTGCTTTGCCCTAAATGGAAATATACGTTATACCTAATAGCATCGATTAAGTGATTATAAGTATCTTTATATAACTTACTACCTTTATCAGCGTACACATGATTGTTAAATTCCATTACTATATTATTACTATTTTCTTCTACAATAATTTCATAATCTTGCATTAACATAACTCCAGCTGTTATACTCCCTGGTGGTTTTTTTACTGGAACTACATTACAACCCATTCTAGATATTTCTGAAATCAAACGAGGTTCAGCACTATCTGCAACGATTAAAGAACGACCACAATTAGTTTTGTTTATTTCTGCAATTTGTGATGTTTGTAAATGTGGTTTATAAAGTAATTCTTTAACGTATATTTTTTTTAATTTCTTATCTATTGCAACAGCAACTAAAGTTGTAGGGTCATTGCTAAATCCGTAATCCTGTCCATAACTTACCTGTAAATTATCAGGGTTAAATTTACCTATTTTCCAATTCTCAATTACTACACCTTCTGCTTTTAATCTAAATCCTCCTAATATTTTATATTTGTATTCTTTGTAGTTAGATTCTATTTTTTTAGGTAGTAAATGTTTATCTTTTGTTTCTAAATATAACTCGTAATCCTTTCTTAAACTTTCGTATTCATTCCAGTTTGATTCGGTCATATTTTCCTTACCGTTATCTAAGTAGGTGCTATGAATGTAAAGCACGTTATCTTTTATACCATTGAATCCACTTGGCACATCTTCATAGAATTGAGAGTATAACCAATGATCAACGGTAGGTGGGTTGAATACAATAATAGATAAAGTTTGAACGTCCTTTGCTCTCATTGAACGTTTTACCTTTTTCCAATTATCAAAACTTTCTAGTTCTTCACCCTCGTCTGTTTCAAAAATACTAAAGTCTTCTAATGATTTTAATTTTGCTGTTTGAGTTCCTACCGATGTCTTTTGCCCTGTTATAGATATTTTACCAATACCATTTTTTACTGAATAAATTTTGTTAGCCAGTTCAAAGTCTGATTCGTAACCTAACATTTGCAACCTATTCTCTAAGGCTTCTGTAATAGAATTATCAGTACTAGACATTGTTTGTCTAGTATATAAAATACGATGGTTGTAGTCTTTGGATGCAATAGGGTTAAAACAAGACAAAGCAAATGACTTTCCTGAATCACGACCGCCAGATATTAAAACGGTATCTACTTTTGAAAGTTCATTATAATACTCGCTTTTATCTTTATTTTTTCGTGCTTCTAATAAATCAAATAATGGTTGGTATATTTCTGAAAAGGTTATTTGCATAATAAAAAGCTACATAAGATTACCAATGTATTTAATTAAGTTTTTATTCCTACTTAAACTTTTTATCATATCAAATAATTAAATTAAGTAACGTTCTGTGACCTCTTTTTTAAAGAATACCTGTTTACCTCTTATCGTGAGAAATTTCTAATTTAATGTTTTTTAGTAAATCTAATACTTACTTTATTGTCAACTGTTAAATCTGTCTGCTGTCTATTATCCTTTTCAAAGAATCCATGTTGTTTTGACAACCTATCCTGTGCTGAATTATAACCTGTAACTGATATATATTTTATAGTTCTTTCAGCAGTTGTAACATCTTTATCTGTACTCTTATCATTCTCTAAAACATCTAAAGCACTTTCGTATCTTTCTATAAGGTTTAGATCTCTTTTAATAGACTTTTCAATAGAGTATAATACTTTGCTTTCAACTTTCTTTTTAAGTTCGTTAACCCTTTGTATAATATTAGTATCTGACATTAACTTACAAGCGTTTACATTTACTGTTTCTGACGTACTATTTGAGCAGTCGTAAGCAATCCTATAAGCATCACTATAAGTATCTTGTTTTATTACTTGCTGACAAAATAATTCTTGTTTTTTAGTTAGTGCCATAAGCTATTTTTTTTAGTATTTGTGTATTTCTAATATACATATCTAAAACACTTCTACTTCTTTTCTCAATGTACTTTAAGTAATAAAAAGGTTTTAGATTACTTAATTCATTTTTAGCAGATAAAATATTTCTTTCAAATCCCGTTAATCTCCCTGATTGCACATTTGTTAAATCATGTTTAAATCTATCTATAAGTTTTCTTTCTAAAATTAATGCTTGTTCTTCTTGTAGATTCTTTTTAAATATATGATATTCAACATCGTTGCCTGTACTTAATATATCCTTTATGTACTCAAACTTCTTTCCATTAGTTATAATGTTTTTCTCTACTTCTTTTTGATGGTTTTTAAATCTTAAGTTTTTGCCCTTACCAATATAGAATATTTTTTTAGTTAAAGGGTCTATTAATAAGTAAACATAATACTTACTACAAGGTTCTGTATCATTAATAGCATTAAAACCATTGATAAACCACTCATCAATCATTAAACAGTATTTCTTATAGGTGCTATCTTTCATTAAAATTTATTTTTATAATCTTCAATATTATAGGTTATTATTTTTATTCGTTCACCGTTTT